GAAGGTGATTAAATGCCGTATTTAACTTACGACGAATATATTGACTTAGGTTTCCCCGAAATTGGGGAGACCGAATTTAATAGATTGCTTCCAAAGGCGAGTGACGTTGTAGACAGCGTTACTCGCTATTTTTATAAACAATACGACCTAGAAAAAGATGTTGAATTTAGACGTGAGCAATTCAAAAAGGCTATTGCTGCACAAATAAAGTATTTTGATGACCTAGGCGCTACATCAATGCATGAGATTAATAATCCCTTAACAGTTCAAATAGGTAGAACGCAAGTAGGGATGTCGGAAGCTGACCAAGAGTCCTTAAATACAATAGTTTCACAAGATGCTTTGATGTATTTGCAGTCTACAGGCTTGCTCTATCGTGGCATTGGGGTGATTTAATGAATGTGCCATTACCTAAACCATGGCTAATCCATGACATTGTATATGAAGAAATAACAGATCGAAAGGACTCACATGGCAATCCCATTTATAGAGATCCTATCATTATAAAACATGTAAGATTTGATAATGAAACGGTATTTAGTCGTGACGCTACTGACACAAAAATAGTCGCTAATGCAGTTATATTTGTCGATTCGACTCATAGCACTAATGTTCCCGAAAAATTCGTTGAACAGTCGAAAATAACGTTCAGAGAAGATGTTTTTACACTTAAAAAGGTAATTGAAGCTTATCACCCTACTAAAAACAAGGTCCGTCATTATGAGTTGGAGGTGGTGTAATGAACGTTGATGTGAATGTCGATGTGGATGTCTCTAAAATACCACCTAAAATTCATGGACGTATACCAAAAGCGCAATATATTATGGCTAATCAGGTACATGCTGATATGAATCCTTATGTGCCGATGTTGACGGGTGATTTACGAAATCAATCGACTATTGCCGTTGATGGTAGTCATATTTACTACAACGTACCTTATGCACGTAAACAATTTTACGTACAACATAGCAATTACACGACACCAGGCACTGGACCACGTTGGGACTTAAAAGCAAAAGCGATTCATGGTAGATCATGGGCACGTGTCGCAGGAAGGGCGATGAATCTAAAATGACACCTAAAGAGTTAGATTTTATATGGCGGTTGAATGACTATATCAATACTTTAGATGTGTTTGCACACTCTGATGTAGGTGTACTAGATATAGGTGAGTCCTTGTCCGTCCTTGCAATGCCTGGTGGAGAGGAAAATATCTATATGGACGGTACAAGAGATAAGTTTTTAAACGTCCAGATTAACGCTAAAAGTCAAAATCAATTGAATTGTATCGAGTCATTGTCATTAATCGCTAGGAAGTTAGAAAACTTACCTGAAAATGCGATACAGAGTGATAATGACTCTTTTAAATTTCAAAAAATATCTATTACGTCACCTTTGTCGATAGTCGCACATGATGATCAAGGATATTTTTTATACGCATTGTCGATAAGTGCAAAAATAACGATTTACGAAGGAGTTGAAATGAATGGCTAGAAAAAAGAACGTTGAAACTAAGTATTTTGTAGGACCATTAGAGGATGAAGAGGCTGAATATCGTTTAGGGAAGTGGATTCACACTGTTGAGGATGATTCTGACGAAGAAACAGAGGAAGAAGCATTTTATGATGGAGATGGAACACCGGAGCAAGACGTAACAAGCGTAACCAAAACATATACTTTTGAGGGATATTACGATGATGACGATGAAGCTATGAGATTTATTGCTGACTTAGAGTTTGAGACAGGAGAAGATCGTAAAATTTGGTTTAAGCAGGAACGCTCTGGCGGAGATGTACTAGAAGGACCAGCAACTGTAACAGAGATCGCGGTAACAGGGGGAGAAGCACAAGAATATGAAGCGTTCGAATGCTCGATATCTTGGGACAGAAAGCCGGACATTACGAATGGTAGTGACGGTGACGATGGCGGAGGTGTTGAAGGATAATGACTGCTATTAAAGCTGTAGTACAGGGAAACTTGGAAGGTAATCGCTTGTTGAGGCTGTCCGCAAGAAGCGAAGGATTACCTGTTTTAGTTTATGCTTCTAATGGATTTCCTCATTTTCGTAGCTCGAAAAAATTAGAAGATGGGCAAGAGGTTGAAATATTAATTACCAATAAAACTGTTTGGGAAGTTGAAGCGGGTGAGGATATTCTTGCAGGTGAAGCGGTTTATGCAGGTGAGGAAGGTAAGCTTTTTTCTCGAAAATCTGGCGAGGATAAACCTGCTGATCTTATTGGCTATGCTATTCATAATGCTCAAGAAGGCGATTTGATTAAGTTTGTTCGATCATTCCAAATCAATGGAAATTGGGCGAAAAAAGTAAATGATTTAATGGATGGGGATTCAGAAGAGGACGCATAAAAACGTCCTCTTTTTATCAATTTTAGGAGTGATGATGAATGACTATTAAAATTCAAACGCAACTAACATATATACCTGTCTATTTAGGTGATTTAGAGCTTAGATTTGATGTATCTGATGATTCAGTTATTAACTTTCGACAAGAAGCACTTAACATCAAAAAAGAGATGGATGAGATCGAAGTAAGTAGCAATCAAGATGAGGCATTAGAGCAAGCAAAAAACGCATTAAAAAGAGGGTTTGACACATTTTTCGGAGAAGGAACGTTTGAAAAAGTTTATGAATTATCGCCATCTGTTTTTATTGTTATGGAATATTTTAAACAAATAACAAGTGCGCTTGAAAAAGAACTTCGGAATAGAGGCTTTAATCCATCCACAGAAGAAAAAGCGCAGAAGTATCTATCTGATAAGAAGTGATTTGAATGAATTTGGCATATCCACTCACAGAAACAGCAGAAATAAACGGCACTGAATATAAAATAGATATGTCTTTCGATAATGTATTAAGGCTGTTTGACTTAGTTAATGACGATGACTTAAATGATTACCAGAAAGTGCATTTAGGTTTATTAATGATGATAGATGACCCGTTAGAGGATCATGCCATTGACGAAAGGGCGAGTATTTTTATAAAGTTATTTAAATCTGTAATTGGATCGAACGAAGAAGAACAGCAAGAATATGACATTGCAGGAAACCCATTGCCTAAAATGAAGGAAGAAGATGAAAGAGCGTACGACTTAGTGCAGGATGCCGGATATATTTACGCTAGTTTTATGCACAACTATCAAATTGACTTATTTGAACAACAGGGCAAGTTGCATTGGGAAAAGTTTAAAGCTTTATTAAATGGGCTTACGTCTGAAACGGTTTTTGGTCGCGTCGTAGGAATTAGAACGGCCGAATTACCTAAAGGAAAACATTCATCCAGGGAAAGAGAACGTTTAAAGAAACTTAAAAAACAATTTGCATTAAAAGAAGATGATAGTTATGACTAAACTAAATGAGGTTAGATGCAATAAGTGTAATAAACTGCTTTTAAAAGAGAATTTAAAAGGGATCATTGAAATCAAGTGTACGAGGTGTAACACATTAAATAAATTTAAAAAATAAGAGAGCCTTTGAGCCCCTATACTTTTTGAATTTATAAGTATGGGGGTGAAGTGTTTATATGGCAGATGGAAAAGTAGTTATTGACGTTATCCTTGATGATGGTAAAGTCGCTAAAGGTGTTGCCGATGTTGATAAATCAATAGACGGACTGAGCGGTACAGCAAAACGCGCATCCGCAAACATTGGTAAAATTATGTCGGCACTAGGATTAGCTTACGCAGCTAAAAAAGGGATAGATTTACTTAAAGACTCACTGCATGGCGCATTTGAGCGAATCGACACCATGGAACAGTTCCAAAATGTTATGAATGTTATGGTTGATGACACTGATGCTGTATCCAGCGCCATGAAACGATTGGACGGAATTGTAGAAGGTACATCATTTCGTTTAGATGTAATGGCCGACGGCGTACAAAATTTTGTTACCCGTGGTATGGATATTGACGAAGCTACTGACACCATGGAAGCATGGGGAAATGCTGTTGCATTTTATGGTGACGGTAGTAACGAGCAATTCCAAAGTGTGACTGATGCATTACAAAACATGGTAGCAAAGGGAACCGTTGGACAAGATCAGTTAAACAGAATATTTGAAGCAGGTATTCCGGCAACTGAAATTTATGCCGATGCCGTAGGCAAAAGCACTGAAGAAGTTGAACAAGCTCTATCAGACGGAGAAATATCAGCCGAGGAGTTTGTTAAAGTAGTGTCCGACGCAATGATGGAAGGTACCGAAAACTTTCCTGAGATATCTAATGCGATGGAAGACATGGGAATGTCATGGGCGTCCGTCTTAGAAAATATGGGGAACTATGTCCAAATAGGCATGCAAGATATTGTTGAGGCAATAGATGAAATGTTGGAAAGCAATGGATTGCCTGACATGCGAACAATGATCGATGAGTTTGGGCAATACTTCGGTAATGTATTATCATCTATCGCCGATAAAATTTTAGATTTTAACGAGGTTCTTCAGGAATTTGATTCATTCGGTGAATTTTTTATTGGGATGTTCCAATTAATCGTACAAGAATTGCCTGTGTTTATCGAGGGGATTATTGGTACAATCCTTGAACATTTACCAAGAGTCATGACGTCTGGTATACACATTGTTATGGCGATCATGGAAGGCATTGTTGAATCCACGCCCCAATTAATAGAATCTGGAACAAAAATCGTCCTAACAATATTGGAAGGTATAAATGAGATTTTTCCAGATTTTGTCGAATCACTATTGATGCTATTGACTGAGTTGGTTGAATTAGTGTCAGAAAATATCGATATGTTTATGGAAATGGGTATCGATATAATCAATACTTTGACTGAGGGGATTATTGAGTCTATCGATATAATTATCGAAGTTATCACCGAAGTTATTGTTACTCTAATTGAAGTTATTGCAGAGCATTTGCCAGAGTTTATTGATTCTGGAGTTGAGATTTTAACGTCTGTGATTATCGGTATTGTAGAAAGTATACCTGAGCTAATTGATACAGGCATAGAGTTAATATTGAATTTAATTGATGCTATTCTCGATAATCTGCCACAAATCTTAGAGGCGGGAGTAGAACTCATTGTCGCGTTAATTGAAGGTTTAGTCGAAGCAACGCCGGACATTCTTTCTGCTATCACAAAAATAATCTTTGAGTTGATCGAGGCAATTATCAAACTTTTACCTGATATTTTAAGCGCGGGCGTCAAGATCGTTTTCGAACTAACCAAAGGTATATTGAGTGTTATAGGCGATGTGCTGTCTGCGGGTGTAGATTTAGTTGTTGAATTGATTAAAGGAATTGGACAAATGTTTGGCGATATACTTAGCGCTGGTAAGGACTTAGTAGTTGAAGTGGTATCAGGTATCACTGGAAAAATAAGTGACGTATTTAACGCCGGAAAAGATTTAGCACAAGAGGCACTCGATGGAGTTGAAAATATAGCTACAAGTTTTTTTGATGCGGGAAAGAACATCGTATCATCAATCATAGATGGTATTAAGGCGGCGCCTCAAAATATCACTAGCGCAATTAAAGAGATGGCAGGAGCTGCAAGAGATTTCTTACCGTTTTCTCCTGCAAAAAAAGGACCGCTTAAAGATTTGGACAAACTAGACTTTGGGGGTCCAATTGAGGACTCACTCAAAAAAGCAATACCTAATGTCCAGGCCGAATTACAAGCATTACTTAATATTGGAGGTCCAGAAACAGTATTGTCTACACCAGAGCCATCATATGTTGATGTTGGTGGAACATATGAAATAACGATCGTAAGCGAAATTGACGGTAAAACACTAGCTAAAGAAACGGTGTTATACACAGCTGAAGAACTTGAATCACTTAAAAAACGAGATAGACGGAGGTGACGTTTTTGGGATTTTCAATGCATTTTAACAGAATTGATTTAAACGAAATTTTTAGGATTACAGATATAGAGGGCCGAGGTCCTTTTATGCAAGAAATATTACGACAGTCGATAGCGGGTCGTGACGGGTCATATCGAATAGAGCGCCGAATACCCGAACGTCCATTAAATGTCGAAGGTCGAATTTTAGCAAAAAGTAAAGAAGATTTACGAGAAAAAGTTAATTACCTTAATCGTATTTTATACACGAATGATGCAGTTCCTATTGTTTTTTCTGATGAACCGGATGTTACTTATTACGGTGAATACGCAGGCGGTGCGGGATGGGAAGAAAGGTTCGTTCGTGGCAGGGGTACATTACCTTTTATATGCTACGATCCATACAAATACAGTCCAGAAACACGAACTCAATTAAACGAAAACATCGAAATTGAATCCCCCGCCGGAGTAATACCTATTTTTAACATCGAATTTACCGAAAACACGAACGAATTTAGCATACGTCACAAACAAACAAGGCGACACTTAACAGTCAAATACGATTTTGGTATTGGCGATAAATTATCGCTTAACGCTAAAAATAGACGTGTACAAATCAACGGTATTACACGTATGCAGACTTTAACGTGGGATAGTGCATGGTTTGAGTTGGTGCACGGTAATAACGTGTTTGAGATTACGCAAAATGTTGGAAACGTTGAATTACGATATAGAGAGAGGTGGTTATAAATGACATACCAATTGCCAACTGATGCTGATGGAGTTAAGTATCATGGTCGAGAATATGATGACAAAGGCGGTATTATTGCAGTCGGTGTTGACGAACACGGAAATGATAAACCAATTTTAATCAATACAGACGGTAGTCTGAATATGCAGAGTGTAGTACAGGAATTACACGACATTAAACAACGTCAACAGGAGATTTTAGAGCGATTAGATGATCCAATTGATACTCGACTAACTGGGAGTATAGTTGAATTGTTCGGTGGTAGAAACATTACTTTAACTTCGGGATGTTCAGTTGAGCTATATAGATTCACTTCTGGTTATGATTTCCGAAAGTATAGAATGTCGTGCAGACTTTATTCACCTTATCCAAATCAATGGAAAATTGAGATTAAATACTTTGTAAAAGAAACCGATATACAGCCTAATATGTTCATTAAAACGGATGAAGCGCTTGTAGATGGCGAAAGGTCTGTTGGTATAGAAACAAATACATTTTCTGACATTGTGACCTTTAATGCAGTAAACGAATCAACAACTGATACAGAAATTGGAAGATGTTTAGTATTGGGGGAGAGATAATGGATTTT